CCAGCTCGTGATCTCGTGCCGGGCGGAATTGCTGACCACCGCCAAGTCCACCGCGCTATCCAAGGCCTTCAAGGTCGCGGGGATCCACATTGACAAGTCAGGAAGTCCAAGCGATGTTGGTGGGGTCAAAACGCTGGTTACCATCAAGACTTCGGAGGATGGGGAATGAGCAAGAAATACTACGCGCCGGTTGATCCCGAGAAGGATCTTGAATTGCCGGCAGATCCCGAAGCTCTGGAATTGCCCCCCGTTGCCGAAACCCTCGCCAAGCTGGAGCCAGCAAAAAGTCTGGAAGCCACACCCATCAAAGAGTACCTGGCGTTGCGAGTTTTCGCGACCCTCGCCGGCCCGAAGTGGGATCAGATGGCAGGCTTTGTCTCGCACGCTCGCCGAATGAAGCTGGGCCCGCTCACGATGGAAGATTGGCAGGCCGAATTCAAGAAGTTCCAAGAGAAGCCGGTAGGCTAGGTGGCTGAGAAACGACCATGACGATTGCGGTTGCGATGGGCACGGGGGATAGAGATTACGGGTTGAGATCCCGTAACGTGTTTCCACGTCCTACCTATGGCAGCCCAGCTTGCGGCAACTACGGTTACGCCAAAACGCTCTGCCAATTCCTTCAACGGGGTGGGCGGCGATTTGCGGCGTTCATCGCGAATGATGCGCACCGCTTCTTCGGTCAGCTTGGCCAGATGTTGTTTCTCACCATGAGCCCAACGGCCCCGGCCCTTCTGTTGTTTGTCATCGGAGTTGATCTGGTCATCCCCCAAGAACAAGTGCGAGGGCCTGACGCACGCGCGGTTGTCGCAGTGATGCAGGACCAAGCGGCCTGCGGGGATAGGCCCATTGTGCAGCTCCCAAGCCACACGATGCGCCGAGAGAGTAGCGCGACTCTTGCGTTCCGCTTGAGTGCCCTTAGGCTCTACCATCCCGTATCCGGAATTGCTTTTCCAGCGAAGCCAAACCCAACAAGCGGTTTGCAATCTGGGGTGGATGGGGCCATTCTGGTTTACCGAAGCCCAGAATTGCGTAGGATCCGGTTTCCAGAGCTGACGGATAGCGCCTCGAATTTTCATACCGCTCAGGATACCACGGATTAAAGGAGATTCCTAGTGAGTACCACAATTTTCTTCAATGGCCGTGTGATCAGCGTTCCGGGCAGCTACAGCGAGGTGGACGCCTCGGGTCTGGAATCGGTGGGCCTCAGCGCCTCCGGTATCGTCGCCGTGCTGGGCTTGGCCGAGGGCGGCAAGCCGGTGGTGTCGATCTCTGAAACCAAGGACTTCATCCGCATCAACCAACCGCAGAAGGCCCGCGACATCTTCCGGAGCGGTGACTTGCGCGAGGTGGCTGACATCCTCTTTGCCCCCGGCAAGGATCCCGACATCCGCGGCGGCGCGCAACAGATGGTCGCCATGAAGATCAACCCGGCCACCGTATCGACGGGCAGCTTGCCCAACGCCTACGGCAACGCGCTGGACCTCGTGAGCGCTGACTATGGCGCGTTCACCGAGCAGATCAACGTGGCCGTCGCCACCGGCACCACCAAAGGCAAAAAGGTGGTGATCACTTTCGAGGACGTGACCGAAGCCGCCGACAACGTGGGCGGGGATGAGCTATTCAAACTCAAGTACGTCAAGCCCACCGATGGCTGGGATACCATGCTGGCCCAGGTCATCTCCGGTGGGGAGATCAAGGCCACGGCCACCCGCGCGGTGGCAGGCCTCAGCACTGACCTCATCACCCCCCTCGCCGTGGGCGGCGTGATCGAGGTGGTGAGCGCGAGTGCCGGCGACGTAGGCCAAAAAGTCACCGTGTACGGCGTGGATGGCACAGGGGCGGCGGTCAAGGATGTGCTGACTCTGAACGGCACTACCGCGGTCATCGGCACCCAGGCATTCGCAGCTCTAGGCGTGCTGGGCGGTCAGATCGTGGGCACCACCGCGGGCACGGTCACTGTGCGCGCGAGCCCGGGCGGCGCGTCGGTTTTCACCATCGCGTCGGGCACCAACCCGGTCAAGGGTATGAAGCTGGGCGTAACCATGTACGGCTCGGGCATCATGACGCTCGTGGCCGATGGCGCGACCACCAAGCGCGCGATCCTCGTGGGCTTGAACGCGAGCGGCCAGGCCATCCTAGAGAAGATCACGCTGACTGGTGCGGTCGCGGTGCCAGGCGTGGCCATCTTCTCGCAAATCACTGGAATCGTGCTGGGCGACGTGGAAGCCGCGCGTACCGTGACGATCTCCGGCGTGGCAGCGTGGGCCAAGGTCGCGACCCAGAGCACCCTGCTCAAGGCCGCTGACTACTTCAACGCGCGCTACATCGCCACCGTGGGCGGATTCGTTTTCACTCTCGTCACCGCGCTCACCAAGTTCGCCCTGGGCGACTTGGACAAGACGGTGAGCGCCGTCAACGCGCTGAGCCCGGCTGAGCCCTCGTTCTACGGGGATCTCTGGGCGGTCATGAGCTGGATCAACCAAAACAGCCAGTATGTGATCGCCAGCCGAGCGAGCGGCGCACAGGGCGGGGCCCCGAGCAACACGGCCTCCCCGGTGTTCCTGGCAGGCGGCACGGAAGGCGTGGCCAGCTCCACCGATTGGCAAAAGGGCCTCAATCTGCTCAAGCAAACGCGCGTCAATACCATCGTGGTGCTGACGGCGGATCCCGCGGTCCATGCGATGGTCGATGCCCATTGTGCCTACATGGGCGGCATCGGGCGCAGCGAGCGGGATGCCGTGGTCGGCCTCATGAATGCGGCCATGACGGACGTGGGCACCAAGGATGAGGTCAAGACCCAGATCGTGGACCTCAATACGCGCCACATCCGCGCGGTGGCCCAGGCCATCGAGCGATACAACACCGCTGGCGATCGGCAGGAATTTACCCCCCCATTCCACGCGGCGATGATCGCAGGGATGCAAGCCGGCGCGGATGTGGGCACCCCGCTCACGTTCAAATACGTCAACGCGCTCAATTTCCGGCAGCACACGAGCTGGAACCCGACCGATGACGCCGAGGAGATGGTGCAGGCCGGTTTGTGTTTCCTCGAAAACGTGGAAGGTGTGGGCCGGCGTGTGGTGCGCAACATCACCACGCATCTCAGTTCCAATAACATCGCCTTCAGTGAGGCGAGCGTCAACCAAGCCGTCAACTTCGCGGCCTTCAACTTCCGTGGCAACATGGAAACGGCGGTGGGCAAGAAGGGCTTTGCGGGCACCATCGGCGCGGCCAAGGGTGTGGCCATCGGCACGCTGGGCCTCTTGGTGGACAACGCCATCCTCGTGGCGTATCGGAGCCTGAGCTTGGATCTCGTGGTCGATGTCATGGAGGTCAGCGTCGAGATGGCCCCCGTGCTACCGGTCAATTTTGTCAAGACGACAATTCATCTCGTCACCATCAGACAGAGCGCGGCGTAACAGCGCGTGAGCTGAGGAGCATCCAATGGCACAGAAGGGCATGATCTTCACTGGCGCGCGGGCGCGCTTCAGCATCAACGGCGTCAAGGTCGGCTATGCTCGGAACGTTAACGTGTCCGAGGAAGTCTCCTATGAGCCCATCGAAGTGCTGGACAACATTGAGGTTTCCGAGTTTGCCCCGATCGCCTATCGGGTCACGTTCACGGCTTCGATGTTCCGCATCATCGGCGAAACTCTCAAATCGCTGGGTTGGTTTCCCACCAACGGGGCCAATCCGGGCGAGCACCTGGAAAACATCTTGGTGACCGGCGACCTGACAGCGACGGTCGAGGACTCCAAGACTGGCAAGACATTCGCCACGCTGGAGCAAGTCAAAGTCCAGACCCACAACTGGACGATCGACGCACGCGGAGTTGTCGGAGAAGACGTAACTTTCAACGCGATTCGGTGTCGTGATGAAAGTGAAACGTGATACTTAGCTCCTATTGACTAGCTCACAGTTTCCTGTTCTAAGTGACGCGATTGAAAACTTGCATCTATTTCACTGTGAATCCTGCCACCAACGACACCACCATGTTGAGGTTCCCCTGGCCTACATTTACGGCGAGGCACATTGACTTTCAGCCCGTGACCTCCCCCTAACCTCATGGCAATCTGGGCCGCATCCAATTCCAAAGGAGCGACCCCATGCCGCAACAAGAGAAGCTGACCCCCGAGGAGATGAAAGCGCGTTTCACCCCCAGCCACTTGCTGGAGGCTGAGGGCGAGGAAGGCCTCAAAGAGGCCACAGAGAAAGCGATGGCCCGCGCCGACACGGTGAAGGCGGTGGACCCGTCCGATGACCCGCGCAGCCGCAACCCCTACACGTTTCAGCTCGATTGGACCGACACGCGCGGCAAGAAGTGGGTGGGCGCGTTCACCGTCCACTACCCCACACCGATGGATCTTATGCGCTCGGGCGTCATGCAGGCGCGTATGAACGGCGGCACAGCGAGAGATGCGTTGGATCCGCTCACCGATGAGATCGCGTTCATGGTGAGCCGGCTGAGCTATTGTCTGGACAAGCGGCCCACATGGTTCAAAGATCCCACGGCGATCATCGATGGCGTGCCGCTCATCCAGGCCGTCTATGAAAGGGTGCTCGATTTCGAGCAATTTTTTCGGGAGCATGGCCAGATTGCGGGCCCAGGCTAAGCACAACCTCAAAACGAATGACTACCGCATCCGAAAATGGTGGGTGGAGAAGTACAAGCGTCCAGCGAGCGATCCGCTGTACCTGAGCCGGAGCTGGCCTGAATGGCAGGTGGAGATGTTTGAGGACATGCTGACTCAGCGGGAGATCATCGTGGAGCGCGTGGCCAACGGAGAAGTGGATTCCAAGGATGGCCTGGCAGCTCTGGATGGGCTTAACAAGATCCTAGGTGACGAGCGCACGGTGGATCCGTTGGTGGACAAGTGGGAGCGCGAGCTGGACGCGGGCAAGGTGCCCAACCTAGATGAGGTAGCGAATGACTGAGCACAAAACTGAAGTCATCGTAAACGCGAAGGCCAAGGGATTTCAGCAAGTCCAGCAACAGGCCGGCAAGCTCATGGACGCGGCCACCAAAGCCGCGGCCACCCAAGCTAAGGGCTAC